CCTCCTCCTCCTCCTCCACCTCCACCGCCGTCGCCGCCGCCGTCGCCTTTGGTGAACTGACCGCCTCCCGGTCCTTTGTCTTTGTGTTTGTGCCCTGTTGCGTCAACGCCCATTCTCAGAACTCGATTTTCCTCTTGCAATCGACCAAGTGACATCATGATCGTGTCTTGGTCGGTGTCTTGCATACGAATCAAAGTGCGAGCGCCGGATTTAACCTGCTTAACTTCGTCTTCGGTGAGTGTCCACATTATTGGCGTAGCGAGCCCCTTGTAGCGTTTAGTTTGTTTAGTTAGCGACATTGCAATCGCGTAGTTGGTTTTTCGTTTCTCGTCCGGTTTCCAAGTCCGATCAGGTGTTGCTACACCATCATCGAACAGTAACATTTGATCGGGGTCGCCATCGGTTTCGAAAAGTCCGACCGATCGCCCCTTCGTTTCGCCAACTCGATCGAGTGTTGGCTTACCGCCTGGTACGTTGTCGACTTCTCCGAACATGCCGAGCTGGTCGCCTGGTTTGGCGGCTTCATTAGTGCGAGTGTCCAGCGTGATACCAGGCTTCTCGGGTTCAGGCGATTGCATGGCAGAGAGCACTTTGCGGACTTCATCGAGAGTTGTTTTCTTGATCGATTCGCGGTCGGCTTTCTTGGTCGCTTTGGCTAACCTCGCCGCCTGCGCTTTGATCGCTTCTGCGACTGGCCCCTTGAGGCCAACTTCTCGGTCGAAGTCTGATAGTGACGCCCTAGCGGAATCTCGTTTTTGTAGATTGGCGTCGACGTTGAGCACGTTGCCGGTTTCGCTGACGCGTTCTGCGCGACGAGTTGAACTGACGGCAGCAAAGTCATTAGCCTCAGTTGCGAACGCCCTGTTAATAAACGATTCAAGCTCCACCTCCTGATCAAACGTTGACTCTTCCGATTCCCAATCGCCAAACAGGTCCGTTCCGGTGTCTTTGAATATCCCTGCGCGGCTCATCTTCTTCGATGCGGCTTCGACTTCGCGAATGCTCCAATCCTTGCCATCGTCTTCGAGTTGCCAAATCTTCTTGAACAACTTGTCTTGTAGCGTGTGATCCTTCAGATGCTTAGCGACCGCCACTGCTTTGTCTTCTTCCATTTTGCCTTGCGCGACCGCTGCGAACGATTTATCCGACAGGTCTACCAAACTTGCAGCATCGCTAGCTACGCGACCGGACATTGATATACCGGATCGCTTTAGATGCTCGACATCCTTCCCAGAGTCTCGAAGATACTTGGCTGCGTCGATTGCAGTCCCATGACCCTGAGCAATGTTCGCGAGTGCTCCGATTGCTCGCGCATGCTTCGCTGTTGGAGCGTCGATGTAGCGGGCGTTAAGTTGCTCTGTTCCAGCCCTAGTCGCTAATTCGTGCCGGTGGTGTCCGTTAATCACGAAGTCCTTGCCGTTTTCTGGATCTCTCCAAACTAGCAGCACTCCACCCAACTCGGGAACCCATTTGCTGGTTCCCTTCAGTTCTTCGCCCACTCCCTTTTCGCCGATGCCCTTCACTTTGTACTGGAATCGGGCGGGGTCAACGTTTAGCGTTCCAGTTGGTACTGTGTAGACGTTTTCACGGACTGGCGCAACGGGCGTGCCGTCTTCGCGTTCGGCGGTGCGGTGTTTACCACTCGTCAATCGTTCGGTCAGCTTCGCAATCAAGGCCGATTTCGTCTTGGCGCTTGCCTTGGTGCCGTAGTCTTTCTTCAGACTGTGCAGTTGCTTGGTTGTCAACGTGTTCAAGTGCGACATCAGCTCAGACATCGAATCAGGGGACCGGCTGCGGTGTGCAGAGTCGACCTTTTCCTTTGCCAGCGAATATGCCTCTTCAGTCCCCTTGGCAACGAATTGACCATTCTTGCCGCGAGGGTGATCACTAGGGTTCCAAAGCGCCAGCTTCATTGGCTTGTCTTCTGGAAGAATCGCGTCAAGCACTTCCTCCGCTTTGTCTCCGTAGATGCTTGCGAGAATGTCCGCTAACGCTTCAATCCGCTCCGGTGAGTAATCGAACTCATTATCCGTTTGATCGCCTGTTGCGCTCGATAAGCGGAGCAATGACAGTTCTTTCGCTCGAGAAACTAGGTCGCGAACATCGATCGCACCGGAACCGACTTGATCGGCCAAGCTCATACCGACCGGCTTTGCGTTTGCGTCAGCCTGTGGCTGTGGCTGCGGTTCATCGTTGCCGCCAGGGATTCCCGTTTGACCAGGCTGCTCATTCCCTTGCATGTCTTGCGGAACTCCGTTCGGGTCGCCGCCATCGCCTTGCCCTTGCTGTTCCATTGCTTGCTTGGCGAGCGGCTTGAACGCCGTTTCGTATTCGACCTTGCGGCCAAAATTAAGGACCAACAATGGATCGATCAGTTGAACGCACAACTCCTTGAGCAACTTCACCACCCACGAATCGAGCGTCGAGTAGAACGACTGCATCGGAATCTTTTTGCCCGCCCAGGCACCCGTAGAGTCGCTATTGATCACGTCATCACAAATGCCCATACCGTGCCGAATCTCTTCGTCAAGATCCTTGGGGTACTGAAGGATGTGCGACGGGTTACTAGCGACTGTTGCGCGTGACAGCGTCCACTTTTCGTTGCCGTTTTCATCTCGGTCGGACGGTCGAACGGTTACTCCCCCGGCGCGGATGTTTTCGACGATTTGACGAGCAATGTCTTTGTTAGGAATCGGGGTGTCGAACCCTGTGATGTACGTTTCGCCGTCAGGGTAGGTTAGATCCACACCGCCGTAGGCATCTTTGTGCATGAACAGCCGACGCACTTCGCGAGCACCGCCCTCGAACCATTTGTCGGCCCAGGAACTATAAGCGCCATAGGCTGCGCTAGTTCCATAGTCTTCGCCGTCTTCGGAGCCGTAGGAGTGAAACCACGAATAGGGGAACGGTAGATCAACGTTGCCGCCTTCCACTCGCTCGATACGCACGCCGTAGCGCTCGCAACCACGCTTCAGCAACTTGCAATCCATCGGGTGACGGGAGAGCATTTCGTTGATTTCGATCAGTCCGGTTTCTTCAGACAGCTTCAGCGTTACTTCGCCAGCCGACCAGCCCCAAATCTGAGAGCGGAGGATTTCAGGCAGAAACGTTTTCCAAATACGTTGGAGCTGCCGGAAGATGAATTGAGCAACGCCAGGATCTCGGCACTTAATACCTTCCTGCCAAACTCCGTTTTCTTCCCAGCCGAATGTTAAACCGTAGATAGGAGCGGCGCGGGTTTCGAAGTTGAGCCGTATTCCTTCGTCCATTAACATAGCGCGGACGGTCGCGAAAGTGAACGGAGGAAGATCGACCGGATGTTGAAACCAAATGTGCGGAATCGGCTTGTAGAGGCCCGACGAAGGATAACGCGACGTGTCGGCCTGCTTGCCCCCGGGTGTCGTCGTGATCGTCCTATTCTGGCCGTTCAGCTTTTGCGTTTGCGTTTGCGCGGCTGGCTTGCTCTTGATTCGGTTGCGATTGTTTTTTACCACGCTAATTACCTCCACAACGAGAATCGACAAAACGCTCCAACGCCTGCGCTCGAGCTTCGCGCGCCTGCTTCTCGTCTCCCGTTGCCACCAGCACTAACTGATAGATCGCGTCGTACGCCGCTGGATCAAACTTCCCTGCTTGCAGCGTAGCCTGCGCCTTGACTCGCGGTAAGTTCGCGTACAGCCCATACATTTCCAGTTCACCTAGGCGCGTCCCGTCAACGTGCAACCAGGCTCCTACATCGGCAATTCGCTGGTAGGCTTTCCGCGTTCTGTCCATTAGTTCGCAGATTGACCACCACAACTGCCAAGCGGCTGTTCCGGACAATTGAACACTAAAACGCGACTGAGCCCAAGCGGTTACGGAATGTAATAGTTCGACGGTCGGCGCGGTCGACGTTGCTGACATACCCGCCATTTGTTCGCAGCGTTCCATCGCCGCTTGCGCGTCGAAAATGCTCAACTCAAAATCTTTCCCGTCGATTTGAAATCGCATTACAATCCCTGCCAGATGTTCATGTCGTTATCGTTCATCTTTTTCGGTCGCATTGAAACCGCATAGCGTTGATTCCACGCCGCTGCGTAGACCGGTTGACCCAGTACATTTCCGATGAACTTCTGACGGAATTGAGCTCGTCCAACTCGATAGAGCGTCACGTCGCCGACCTTCAGTTTATCGGGGCGAGGAATCGGGTAACCGATACGCTCGGCATAGCCACGCCAAACTATCTCCACGCGACCGGCTTGGCTTTCGACGTAACGAGTCACGTTTACGGCTGTTCCGCCGCCGGTTGTCGAACCTGCTGGCTCTAGCGTTGCGTTTTCGTCGCTTGGATTAAACGTCTTTAGCTCCAAGTCGTCTGGATCCACTGTGACTTGCGTTGTCGTTGGAACCTCTTCGTCTAGTTCGATCCACGAATCGTATTTGAGGTAGCTTTCTCGAGCGGGTGGCTTGTCGTTGTAGAGCTTCGTGCCGGCCGTAGGCATGGGTGGGCGTGCTGTTGGTGTAACTTGTTTCGTTGGGCTAACAAAATTATCTGAGCAGAGGTTGTGAATCTGTGCGCCGTTGGGTCGTAGTCGAATGTCCGAAATACCGCGGTTGCCTGTAACTTGCAACATGTTACTTTTCCAGTTGGCCCATGTCCCAAGGTTAATCGGGGCAGCAAAGCCCGATGCACTAAACGCACCCGCCAGCGCTGTTAGAATCGAATCGTCAGGCTTAGCCATGATCGTTCTGTAGTTGATCGAAAAACTAAACGTGTTCGCGAACAGCGATTCATCGATATAGAGTTGATCAAAAAACAGCGTGACGCCGCTGGCTGTGGTGAACGCTACGCGGCTTGTGACGATCGCCTTGAAGACCTCCCATGCGTAGGACCGCGCAACTCCATGCCTCAACTCGATTGTTGCGCGGATCGTCTGGGTCAGCTTTGCGGCTGAATTACGTTGCCAAGCAACGCCATGATTGCCAGTGATGTTGACAACGCCGGTCGCGAATGCGTTGGGTGAACGAATCTGACTCTCGACAATTGTGAACTCCAGCCTGCGATTGTCGGGGCTGGTGTTCCAGCTCGTTTCGCGCTGGTAGTCTTCGAGAGCTGGCAAGCTGAAAACAAATTGCCGGAAGTTATCGGCTGCTGCAAGAATGTTGTCGCCGTCCACGGTCGCTGCAACTTCGAGGTATCCGCTGTGGGTGATCGTCGTGTAGCCAGATGGATCAATGCGAGCCGAGAATCGATGATTGACGGACATTACACCGGTGTAGCGTTCGCATTCCGAAACGCAAACTTCGCATTCCCAGACTACGTGAACCGCGTTGTCGTGACCGATAGCATCCCAGGAAATCATGCGAGGATGTGGGCCTAGCGTAACGTCGCGCCGGCCCGAACCAGTGAAGTTGACATCGAAAGGTGTGCCGTTAAATCCAAGATGCGAGATAACAAGATACTTGCCTTGCTTGCTGAGTCGATCGCGGATTCTCGCGAAGTGCGTACCCGCTTGCCCAGGTGAGTCGCCAGCATCCGCATAGATGGTTGTTTCGGCTCGAATCCGATAACGGTTGTAGAGTACCGTAGTCTGCGCGTCGTCCTGAACCATGCTCGCGCTAACGCTGATTTCGGTGTACTCGTTAAAGACGTAGCCGTTGTATTCAAGTATTTGGCGTGTTGCCATTACGGAAGTCCCCCCAACCCTTTGCCCCTGCGAGGCGGAATAGGCGGCTTGAGCTTATTGTCGGCTGCGAGCAATTCGGCAAGGAATGGGTCAATCTGTTCATTCTTGGGGTTAGTATCTTGACCCGACATTAGGAGCATGGCATCGGCTAAATCTGCCATTGATTTAGTTAGTGCTTTTGCGGCTGGCTGATTGTCGGTCGGGTCCAACGTGATGGAGGCGTAGATGCGATTGACCGTTGCAATGAGCACGTCCAGCGTATTCATAATCACAGTCAAACTATTGATTCCAACTTCGATTAGCGGAGCTGTCTTTAGTAGCAACTCGTAGATTTTCGTTTGAATTTCGTACATCGATTCGGACAAGCGGTTCTGCGAGGCTTGCAGCGAAGCCACTTCATCGCCAATTCGCTTAGCACGGTCTAGCCGCATTAGCTCTTGGTTCGCGGAGAATTGAGCTTGAACAGATGCAATCGCTGGCGATAGGTCTTCGAGGTTTTTTGCAACCGCGTCCATTGTCTCCATGAACTTCTTGACGCTGAGCGCTGCGGCTCCGGCTGCGAGCGCTACGGCGACAAGCGGACCGGCTGCGGCCATTGCTCCGGTTGCAGCCGCGGCCCCTGCGCCAGCGGCAGCAGTTCCAGCACCACTTGCGGCAACTCCAGTTGCGGCCCCTGCGCTGGCTCCCGCACCGGCTGCGGCACCTGATGCCGCTTGACCTGCGCCGAACAGTCCCGAAGCAAACTGCGTTGCGCGGTTGGCAAGTCCTGCTCCGGTGTGACTTAGATTTGAAACGAGATTGCCGGCGCGACTTCCCTTCAATCCAAAGTCGTCAATCTTCTGATCGATTAAGCCCGATAGATTGTCGAACAGCGACTTTGCGGGCGCATCGGTTTGCTCTTTGGTCTTTTTGGCTTTCTCCTCATTGGGAAGAACCTCGTCCAGAGCAGTTGCAAAAGCCTTACGGCTTCCGTGTCTCGCTGATCGACCTTGTTCATCGAGAACATCGCGTCGACTGTTAGACTCGTCCTTAGTGGCCGATACAAGATCGTCGATCGCATCGATTAGTTCTTCGATCGAATCAGGGAATAACGCGGGCGAACTGGCTTCAGTAGGCTGTGCGCTGGCGGGCGGCGCGTCCGCTTTGGCTGTATTGTCGCCTACCAATTCAGCAACAACTAGGGATTCAGGAGGAACCGTTTGGCGTTCCGTGGTAGCTGGCTCTGTAGGCGATTGGAGCGGTGACGTTGCACTTGGCGGGGTTGTGCTCGTCGCACTTGGTAAAGGACTGGCAGGTTGCGAAGTGCTGCTAGTCGACGGCTGAGCGGGCTGCGATTGCGCACCGCTAGCCGGGGCAGGCTGCGGATTGGTGAACGCGGCCTGCTGTTGAGGATCTTCGCCGACTAGGGTTACTTTTAGCTCGACCGACACTGTTCAACTTGCCTTGCAATCGAGAGCGCAACTTGCTGAAACTGAACCAATACTAATGACCATATACGCAACGCAACGTCTACATTGCAATCGGGCATTCCGAGCAAAATCAGGCAGTCGCAAAACTTCTGAAGATCCGCTTGGTCTGGAATCGATCGTCCCGAAGCGTCTTGAATCATCTGCATTTTTAGCTTCAGAACAACAACGTCATACTGCCATCTGGTGGTAGTCCCGTCAGGCAGGGTCAGTTCCAGCGTAGGACGATCGGTTGTGATCGACAACACTTGCTTTGCAACCGGTTTCTCTTCCGGTTTCTCTTCCGGTTTCCTGCGAAACCAATTACGTAGATGAACCAAATGTCGGGGTTCCTTCGCTCATATTAACGTAGTGTTGGAGTCGGATTGGAACTTCCTTCAGGTCCGGCGCAAGTAGCACGTCGACCGGGAATCGATCATGCAAAATCGATAGCGGCAGTGTAATGGTTGCGGCTGCATCATTCGATGCACTCGTGCCAGTGATCGCTGTGAGAACGACCGCTTTACACCTCGTTACTGGCGATACGCTTCCCTGCCCACGGACATCGAGTAAGCCGATAATGCCGAGTTGCCATTCGTTGCCGATGGTCGACGTGTACGCATAGAGTAGGTCTGCCACGCCCGCCGCGTTTGCTTCGAGCAATCGAAACGAGCTGGTTCGGTTCTGGCCTTGGTAAACAGCATCTTGCGGTGTCTGCCCGCCCAAGTGCCCTGTAATGATTTTCTTGAAAATCTCGTACGTCATCCGAATCCCTTCGGCTGTTTGACCGAGAGCTTTCGCGTTGTACGTGATGTTATATCCACCGGCAATAAACGACATATTAGACTCCTAGTAATTCTGGGTCGGGCTTCCAACCGTCCGCAAGTTTAATTCCCAGCTTGGCCGCATTGGCTTTGCAGATTGGGCAGTTGATCACATTTACGTCACCGCTTGCCGCTTCCAGGTTCGTCATTGTAGCGAGGTAGGCGCGTTGATCGTCGCAAGCGAAAACGTAGCAGAGGCCACCGGCTCCGCGAATCGGACCGCCGCGCATTGGCAATAGCAAATGCGTGAGCACGTACACACCGACCATCGGTTCAATGCACGCGCCGCACTTTGGGCAACTTACGTGAGCGTGAGTAATCGGAAACGTGAATAGTTCTTCGCGCTGACCTTGCACTTGGCATAGCGGGTTTCGACAGAACCCTACCGCGGGATGCTTCGTCGAACGGTCGTTAGGCATGATCACAGCGCTCATGATGCCCTCACTTGCATGTAACGTGCTCCACTGAAATTGATCGACCTTGCCACTGCTACGATTGGATCCGCTGGCATACCACTCATCTGCGCAGCGTCGTACGGGTCTCGCATTACCATGCGTGCTGATAGTTCGGGGCTGAACTGCCGAAGTGGTTCGGGGTACAGCCCGCCAGCGTTCACCGCCGAAGCGGCTTGCAGCGCTAGGGCAGAAGTCGTCAACGTATAGTTATTGTCGAGCGCCCGCACAACGCTCTCAAGAGTTGGTGCGAGCCCTGTTAGTAATTGAATGAACGTGCTGCGTCGTTTGTCGCGAGCGATCTCGGTAACGCGGTTGTAAACAGTCACCTTTACGCCGATCACTAAGTCGATTGCGCCACCGCTAGACTTATGCCTCGGCCCAATTTGCACACCACCAGGGCTAACGGCAATGAACAACTTGCCCGCATAATCGGGCATCATGCCATCGAGCTCCACTTGGCACTGATGTTCGTCCAGCGTCAGGTCAGTAACGAGCTTGTCGCGGACGGCTTGGAGTAGGCAGGCTTCAGCGATGAACATTAGGCGACACTCCCCCTAGACATCGACAGCTCGATCGAACTCGCGAGAGCTCGCATTCCAGCATCAAGGATTCGATCTAGCCAAACTTGCGGTATACGATCTTCGTCGGGCATGATTGGCCGCTTTGGGATTCCGCGAAGACCTTCGTGGTGAGATCGGGCGTATTTCACGTTCGTACCGACAATCACGCCGTTCTCGATCAGTGAGAAAATCTGTTCTTCACCGCCGTCGACCATCGGTTTTTGGTATGCGTCTCCGCTCAAGATTCCAACGGACAGGCTGTTCGCAAGCACGCCGGTATCACGCAATACTTCGTGTTCTCGATTTCCGTAGACTTCGAGCTTCGTCTTGGCTCCGCGTTTCTTCATCGCTACCCAAGCTTGAGCTGCTGCTTTGGCTTTAGCTGCGGACAATGGCATGGTCGCAGCGTATTTTGTCATTAGCATTGCGTAGAACGCCCGCCACTGCTTTAGCTGCGATGCCGTCAGAAGGCCCGATTTACCACCGGGCGCAAACTGGTTGCCGCGTCCGAGTCCTGCGGCTTTTTTCAACGCTGATTGCTCACCAGGCCCAAACCTGCGACCGTACGCCAGCGTTTTCGGGGATAGCCGCGGCCATACTGTTCCGTCTGCGCCGGCACCTCCGCGAGCCTTTACGATAAAGTCCTGATGAATCTCCGTCAGCGTTGCGATTCCCATTACGATGAATACGCTGCGAGCCGCTTCGGTGCGAGCGTGACCGGTCAACGAAGCGATCAACGCGCGAATGATGCGCGAGGCTTCTGGTCGGGCTCCGTTGAAAGTCACTATGCTCATCCGAAAGTCTCTGGGAATCGGTCGGTTTTACGTCTCAGTCTGCTTGGTGTCATATCCGAGTTTCCAGTGATCACGCGCACTTTGCTCTCGGGATACAATCGGTCAATATGGAGGTTCGCCCAGCCTGGCGAGTTTGCGTTCTTCGGTCGAAACGGGTTGCCGTCTTCATCGGTCAGCATCAGCGTTCCATCGGCGATTTGATCGAGTAAGCCATCGCGTTGCAGCAACTCCTGATAACGAAACTCGAGACTAGCCGGAGGTGGGTTTCCGCGCCGGAACGTCAGCGTTCGCAGCACGATTACACACCACACTTCGATCATCATCGGGCAAGTGATCAAGGAGCTGTATTCGTAGCGCCTAGCCAGCTTGCTCGCGATTAACGAACCCGCGTAAATCTTGCACTGATCAAGTACCAACGTCGCACTCGGGTCACCAACTCTGTCATGGTCAGCCCACGATTCGATACCGTAGGAACTGAAGTAACCTTCAAGATCCTCGTCAGTTCCGATCGGGTTTGGCTTGACTGGCATAGCGAGCGTCCTAGTTCATGAAAAAAGCCTCCGCGACAGGGCAATCGCGGAGGCTTCCGGGCGTTCCTGCGCAAACCGCGCTGGGACAGTCTTAGAAAACTAGCGTTGGGTTCGCAATTGCTTTGGGGATGTGATTAACGATCAGCGCATTGTCGAGCGTGTAAAGCTCGGTTGCGGTTGGGTTGGAGCGTTTGACCGACCAGGCCGAGAATCCGACCTTTTCGCTTTCCGGCGCGCCGTCGTATTCGCTGATCGGTTCCGAGCCTTGGTAGCATTGCACAACGTTGTCGCCAGGTGTGAAACCGAAGAAGATGCCAGTATTAACAGGCACCATCGGCTGAAGTGATTCGGTTGAATCGTAACCCAGGTCGATAACTTCGTCGGTAACGAAGAAAGTACAACCAGGGAACGACCGGAACTCACACACCAGCACGTTTAACATGCTTTTACCAGGGCTTGATTCAAATTCCAGCTTTTCATATCGCAGATATGGTGAAACGCTTGAACCGTGCTCCTCTTGGATCACGTTGTTGCGGCGCATTAAATTGAAAATCGCGTGCGGGATAATCGCACCAGCCAAGAAGCCACCGCATAGGATTTGGAAAGCGCGGTTGATCTTGCCGAGGTTGTCGGGAATATCAGCGTCGAGGTTGGCCCAAGATGTGCCGATGATGTTGCCTTCGCCGAGCATGTTGAGCTGCGACTTGTTTCCGGCTGGCATCTGAAAGTTAATTCGGTTGCCGCTGGTGTAGTTGAACTTCACATCATCGCCGTCCACTGTGTAGTACAGCGCATCGCGAAGCATACCGATCAGCATAGCCTTGCGCCAGTTCGCGGCCTTTTCCCCGCAATAATCGGTCTGACGAGCGATCATGTCGGCACCAGCTTTATCACGAACGGCTGGGTCGCTGATCTTGCCGAGGTTGTGCAGGATTTCGGCAGGCAACGAAAGGCTATCGTGCATGCGCGGGTAGGTGAACAGCACTTGGCCCATAGGGTTAGCTGCGGAGCGACCGGCTGCGGTTCCTGGCGCACGCCCGAGAGCGACCTTACGCGTGTGGTCGAAGATGTGGAACGCTCCCATGCGTCCGTGACCCTCGAAACATTCGTTCTTTCCGCCTGGTGCCAGGCCCATAAGGTTGAGCAACCAATCGCTCGTCTTAGCTTTTTGGCTGATCACTTTCGTCAACACTTGTGGCGAAAGGAGGCTTTGTAGTGCTGGCATGTTTGGTGAGTCCTGCAAAAAACTTAGTGAGTGAATCCGTTGGGTGCGAACTATCCGGCAGAACCGGATAGTTGAATCAATTACCCGCTATGGGTTAGGTTGCGATCGTGCCAGTGCCGATTTGAACGTTGGTGATCCACTTGAGCGTGCCGTTGACGTACTCGCTCCAAACGTCGAGCGCAGCGCCGATCAATTGGTTCGCGGTCGAGAACGTCACCGAGTCAGCAGACAAATCGTTGAGCACAACCATGTCGTCACCGGCAACTGACGCGACGATTAGGTTTTGCCCGGCTGCGTTGACGAATCGATAATTGAGGCCAGTAACCAGCGCCGGCAGGGTTAGCGTTACAGCGCCGGCACCGACCACGATAAATTGAGAGCCGTTTTCGGCTGCGGTGATCGCGCCGGTAACGGTCTTCAGAATCGTGCGTTGGTTCACGCCAGCCAGATAACCCATCGGGTCATCGTCCAGCAAGCTACCGGATAGCGCGAGCAATCGACGGGCGAGGTATTGGTGATCGCTGCTTGTCAATGCAGTGCCTAGAATCAAGAGCGATGCGGCTCGCAAGGGAGCTTGCAGAACGTATGGTCCAAAGCGTTCGGCGGCAGTCGACGAGTAGCCTTCGACCATAACCAGTTCGTGTTCGTTAACACCGCGAAGCCATTGGCTACCGTCAGTTGCAGCCGGATCCCAGTGGACGAGCTTGGTATCAGCAGTCAGGGCTCCGAGCAACAATCCTGAGCGAACTTCCGTTGTAGGCGAACTGCCAGCATCGCGCATAGTGCTGCTGAATTGGCCTTGTCCGCGTGCGATCTTCTGCCGCGAAGCGTCACCACCCCAGAAAATTTCGCGGGTAGTCGTGAACGCTGCGGCGCGTACGCCAGGTGAACCTAGCTGTTGGTTGAGCATGGTAAGTTGGTCCTAAAACTATTCGTCAGGATTGCCACCGATAGCGCGGACGGCTTCGGCGAATTCGGAGTGCGACCGACCACCACCACTGGTAATCGCGTCAGGAGGTTCGACCACCGACATCTTTTGACCGATTGCCTGCGTTCGCTGTTGATCAGTCCAGTAAGTGCCGTTAGGAACGCTTTCGCGGTCCTCGAGGAAATGATCGACGCGGTTTGGCTTGAAACTCCCGTCGTCTGACATCGACATACGGACAGTGCCAAGATTGCGAAGCATGGAATCGTGTTCGGCGGGTGTGCATCGACCGGCCTTGAGCAGACCGCCCAGGCGTTCCGTGGTTCGTGAGCGCTGGTACTCTTTCAAAGCACGTTCGGCAATTGCGGCTCGATCAAGTGCTTTGCGTTGCTGAACGCTCATCGTCGCAATCGTCGGTGCGACCGGCTGTGGCATGGCTTGTTGATCCATGCCTTGCTCGTCGCCTAGCTCGTCTTCTTCTTGGCCTTGGCTGCTGAGTAACGCAGTGAGCGCTACACGCAGATGGTTGATCAGAGTTGTATCGGTAGTGTCGTCTGGAAGGGTCACGCCGTACTCGCCGAGCAAATTAAGCACGCTATCGAGTAGATCGGGTGCGCTGGCTTCTTCCGCGCCGATGGTATCAGTAGGGGAAGCATCATCGCTTGGCGTTGGCGTATCCGCACCAGAATCAGCCATATCGGACGCGCTTGCGCCATAAGGCTTTTCGTCGTCTTCGTCGTCTTCTGGCTCCGCATCGCTTCCCATGCGTTTTAAGCCAACGGCTAGAGCTGCCTTGAATCGAGATTTACGCGCGGCTTGCGATCGATTCTTGGTTGCTGTGGCTGTTGACATCTGCTGACGCTCCAAAAAATGCGGCTTGCCTGCACCCATGCGGATTGCAGGGCAAACTCTCTGCCCCATTCGAACCAACGGTGTGAAACTGCTTTGGCTGTGATCGACGGGCCAATCCACCAAATCGAACGAAGTAAGTGCATCGCGGTATCTGTTACCGGCACCGTCTTTCCATTCAGGATGGACAACGGGCGAAACGTATATCGAATTGCTTGCGACTGACCTGGTTGCGTTCGGCTCAAGCGTATGGAGAACGATTTCAGCACTCTGACCATCTGGCGAAACTTGAAAGCTTTTCAGTTTGCCGACCGTGCTCTTGGCTGATCGACTTTGCTTGGCTCGCAACTCGGATTCGCTGATTGGTGTCAGCAGCTCCTCATCGTTCGAGTGATCAAAGTGCGATGGAATCGCGTACCCTACGCTCTGGATTGCCTTAACCTGCCGTTCCCAATGTTTGAGGCGTTCAGGAGTGACTGTCACAACGCCATCAGGGCTGTGATAGGTTCCTACCTTTAACATCGTTTTGGCAAATTCACCTTCCATGCAATGAGCATTGCATCGCCCAGATGAACTTCAATAGCCGGCGCTGTAGAATGCGTTCAGGATGTTCAGGACGTTCAAAAGATTCACTTTTTCGGGAAAGAAATCTTGAACGAAGTCAATCTGGCGTGTGGCTGGCGTGTGGCTGGCGTCCGCGTCCAGTGAAGCTTGGATCGATTCTCAGGTGGTCCTTAGCTCTCGCAATGTGTTCAAGATGTTTCAAACGGGTGATTTATGGCAAACGACTTACCATTGGTTGATGAACTTGAAAATGCTGAACAAATCGCAGAAGATGATTGCCCACAGGACATGGTTTGTTCAGCATGTGATGAAGTCAGTGACGACCTGAGCTACTATGATAATGGCATCTATGGGCACGCGGGCTGGATGTGTGGGGACTGCATAGGTGGCGCAGAAATGGAACTATGATTTATGGCAAACGACTTAATTGCGGCTATCAATGTCATGCGAGCGAAATTAGACGAACTCGAAAAGATGGTTGAAAATCTTCCTGGCGAAATGCCGCACACCGGTATGACATCAGGATACAACCCAGGCGTAAGATTTCTTGACTGGTGTGACTTTAATGGAATCACAAAAGCATCGAAGGTACGGCGAGAGCTGTATCACGTTGCAAAGAGGATAGACGAAGGGTTTACGTTGCAGCAGCTAAAGGAACACCGGGAGTTTAGGCGCAAAAGAACGTTGTTGCCTTTAATTGACGAGTTTTTCGCCAAATGGTCATCCCGATAGCAAGGCAAAGTTCGCGCGAACATCGAGCGCGAACATCGAGCCCCTACGAATACCCTACGAATACCCTACCTCCTACCCCGCCTGCAACATGTCCGTATCCGGCTGGAAGTTCGTAAATGTGATCACGCGATGTGGGTTGCTCAATCGCCCGCCCGTCATGTTGAAAGTCGTGACCGTCTTAGCGCGAATATCTGTTCGACATTCAAAGAGCCCCAGCTCGCTCAAATTGACCGTGGTAATCGTCGAGCCGGATTCGTAGTACATCGTTCCGCCCTTGACGTTTGCGGTCGTCAGCGCGCCTTGGAACTTGCACTCGCCGCCCTCCACAGTCAGCGTTGTGATCGTTCCGCGAATCGTTGAAATCCCGGCTGACAGCACTGTTCCGACTGTCACACCGGCACCGATCTCGAGCCGCGCATTCTCCGCGCAGCGAATCGTAGCCGCTTGACCGGTTTCAGCATCGGAAGGAACGACGCGCACCACACCGGCCATTGCGTGAACTTGAGCGGTAGCATGATTTACCTTCACGTCCACTGCGTTGCGAGACTGTGACGTGATCACACTCGTTACCGATTCCGTACTGATGCGACTGAGCGTTCCGCCGTCGATGGAAACGATAGCCGCGCTGATCGTCAGATACTTTGCTCGGTACTCCTCGAACCCTGCGGAGTTGGTGTCGGGCAATCCAACGGCTCCCGCTGATTGCACGAACTTCGCAAGCACTAAAGCAGTTGGGAATCCATAACGGATCGCCACACTGGAGGCTTCAACGAACACCTCGTCGGCTGTGGTCGGCACCACCGCTGTTGACCAGTTTGCGGCATTGTTCCAATGGTTCGGACCGGTCGCCGCCTGCGTTGTCGACGTGCCGATCGTTCCGCTAGCTGAGTCCTCCGATACGGTCATCGTGAACGGTGTGCCTGCAATGCTGGTTCCAATGACCGTTGTGGTAACGCGAGTGAAAGCAATCTCTCGGAACTCGCCAGCAGTTGAAGCCGCTGCGGCCGCCGCAAGTCCAACCGCAACTAAAGCTGGAGTGTCGGCCACAATCGCAGTGTATTCAACGAACTTGCCGTTGATGGTCAAGCGAGCTTTTTCACCTGCGGCCCACGTTCCGCCGAGGGTCACCACGTCGATTTGTGACACCGACTGCGCGATACCGATAAATTTTAGCTTAGCCATATTTAGTCTCTAGCAATGGGACTGGGTAATACTTCAGTGTGTCAATTTCACGAACGCTTGGATACTCGCCATCGACGTAAACATAGCCATCGGGCAATTCTGATTCCTGCAACCAGAAGTAAGGCGACTTACGCGCGAACGCCGTCACGCCAGTAAACCGAATCAGTTCACTTTTGCGAACGCGCCTCAATCCACGAACATCGCGCACAGCATCGATCAAGCCATCGTCAATCCAACGCCGAATGGTGGTATGAGTGCGACCGATCAAGCGACCGGCTTCGCTCATTGAGAGCATTGGATCATCACGATGCGCGACGAAGTTGTTTTTTGGTCCTTCAATCGGCATGGTGGGTAACATGCTGCGTTGTTCGGTGGTCACTGGCTTGCCCTTTTTTCTCAAGTTAGAACTCCTCCCCATGCCTTACCGCCCGCCTTCGTGACGTAGCACGCGTAGCTGGTCACGTCGATTCTGTCTGCTGGTTCATCCGGCAAGCCGGTCCAGGTCGTCAGTTCTCGAACGTAATCAGGTACCCACGGTTCAGGATCATGGGGCAGAAATAGTTGCCCAAATTCAATCCGACTGAGCATCCCACTAGCGACCGCGCGTTCTAACTTTGCGCCTGAGCTTGTGTCACCCATCCCTGGTATCACAGGCCCGACAAGTTCCCTTGAGCAGCATTTAATTTCGTGCTGCAAGGGTTGACCATGATGAGCATTTTCGATGAAGCAGCGTTGTACGTTCCACGCTTTCAACACTTCCGGTATGTCGACGCGTAGTTTAGGCCAATCGACCTTTGCCGCGTAGACGTATCTCAGGAATAGCAGATTGCGGAGAGTTTCCTGGCGACCTTCATGCGAAAACGTCCAGCTTGGTAAGTGATCCCACACCGCGCACGCTGAATTGCTTGGCTGCTTGCCCTGCTTGGCCGCTGCCGCCTTTTCCTTGCTTGTGCCCGCCGTGTCAACCGTCGCAATACGTCTGCATTTCGATTGTGGAACACGATAAACATTCCCCTGGTAAGAAATGACGTAGTGGCCATCATCTATCGAGAAACGACGACTAAGCCATTCCAAATCGATAATTGAGCCCTCGCTGATCCGCCAGTTACCGCCCAGCAATCGCATACGCTCGACGCGCGGCATACTCATCAACTTGGCTTTGTATCCTGGATCCTTCTCCATCAGGATCTTGTTATCGTCGAGCGTTGCTGGCACGAAGGTAACGCTAAGAATTAGGTCCGTTGTGATTAGCGGGTGACGCTCGATCAACTCTTCCTTCGAGTCGCCCCAATCAAGCGTGTCGTCTTCATGCCGAACGAAGTATCGCAGCGCCCCAGTTCGTTCCGCGATCGGGTATCCATCGTCACCAATCCACCACGAAATAAAGCCAGCGACCCATGAACCTGCATCGGGATTGCACGTTGCCCGTACGTACGGCTTGAACCCGCACGTAGATCGATTCCTCGAGAGTAGGTAGAAAAACTGGGATTCAGTGAAGTGCGTCAACTCATCGAACGCTATCAGCGTGTATTGTTTACCTTGATGGTCGTACTTAGTTTTTTCGTGCTGAAGGTGACCGAACTTGACCGTCGCACCGCTTGGAAAAGCAGCGTCAAGTTTATCGCCTTCGCGCATCTTCGCTTTCAGTGGTCGATAGAGCGCGTTGGCTTCTTCCCAGATGCCACCACCACCCATGATTTGCGGATAGGTTCGGCGGAAGATTATCGCGCGGAAGCCCGCGTTGTGAATGCGTCTCAACGGCTCCGCGCAAAGCAACCAGGTCTTTCCGCCACCAGCTTGACCGCCGTAAATCAGAATGTCCGCGCTACTCTGTAACGCTGTTACCTGCGGTCCTGGTTGCGGTCGTACTTCCATCTGGTTTGCTTTCGCGTCCATCGTCAGGGAGGTACACCACCACGCGACTAGCGCTATCAGCAGGTATGTCGATCTCGATTGTCTGCCCATAGCCTCGACCCTTCCCTAGTCTTGCCAATACGAATTTTATAGCCCAAGGCTTCTCAGCGAAGACTGCCTTACGCAATCCTTTTTCCGCTGTGTCAAGCAACTCTTCGCGGTAGTCCAACTGCGCCATGTGCAAGTCAGCGTTGTTGCGAATGTGCAAGCGAATCGCTTCGTAAGTCGTGCCGAGCATCTTCGCTACGCCAGTGAGGTAGCCACCACACTCTCGCAGCGCGAACTCAATTTGCTCTTGCGTGTAATCTGTCGGAATAGCCAAGGTGAAGCCTGTGTTTTCTTACTCCGGGCGAAACCCTTACAAAGAGTTGCGTCCGAGCCTACTGGTTAAATTCAATTGTTACGCCAGTGACAGCCGTTAGTAATTTGTAGGCGTTGCTGCCTGTGTTTTTGACGAAGTGATGACCTTGCCCGCCAAGAACCTTGCACGTTATAAAGTTCGCTCCGCCCGCCCCTAGTGCTTTTTGCAAAATAACGTTCGTCCAGTCGGTCGGGTCGCCCCGTACAACTATGTCGAAGTCGCCAGCAATGTCTTGAGTCGTAGTCGTGATTGCTACTGCTGCCATGTTGTTCCCTTATCTCGATTAGTCCTGAAATACTAATAACCTAAATAATCTTCGATTGCAGCACGATTAACGCTGCTTAGTGCTGTGTCGTAAAGCATTATATTCTTAATCCATCCGACCCATGGAGCTGTTCCAATTGAGCCTACAGCATCCCCAATTATCAGCCCTGCGGTGTTCGCCGTAGAAGCCGGTATGGTAGCGGCGAAAGTGAGTGTTTGCTGCACTCCGTCAATATACATCTTTAGTCTATTAGCGTTGCCGGTTAGCGTTCCATCGAACACCACGCTAATCAGATAGTTGCTTAGCGTACCCATCCCAGCAGCGTAGGCAGAACCTGTGCCAGCGTAGACGTACACATCACCGTTGTACCACTGCACACCAAGTACATCTATTTGACGAATAGCAATATTATTTGCACTACCCGCAACTGACTTACCTATTTCCGTAAACAAAGTAAAAGCCGACTTGTTTTGAGCAACGCTTATCGAAGCGTTCTCCATGTAAATCGAGGTAACGTCCGTCAATAATCCTCTTGCGTTTAACACCCCGCGATTGCTGTCGTTGGGTGAGGCGAAGTCGAATGAGTTTGTGGAGTCTCTCCACGTACCAACTCTATCTCCTATTGTAGCTAGCGTAGTAGGTGCAGTTCGTTCGACAAATACACCTACTATAGAGTGCAGTTTTAATTGCGGTGCGACTGGCGGAGCAGCTAATGCAAATGTAATTTCCTCAGTCGCTATCGAGCCGTTTGCGTTTGAGGCGATTCCGCGATATAAAAACGTGGAATCTTGAGCCTCAAAGTTGAAAATAAACGGATTTGCATTTGAGCTAACAATGTTACGCCATACTCCGCTTTCCTTTTTCTGCCATCGGTAGGTAGAGGCACCAGTGGCGGACATGGAGCATGTTGCAATTCCGTCAAAGCCTGCTATTACTGATCCAGACGTTACGACTGGCAACGCAACCACGCCAGTAATCTCTATGGAGTCTCCAGGCGAAGTCGTAATTGATTGAATGGTTGAGCCTGCCTGTAATCCTGTGCTGTCCCCAATCATCACCCCAGTTGCAACGCCAGCACCATTAGCTACTATTTCATTTGAGCAAAAATTGCCTACATCACGTAATGCAATTACTTGCCGTGGCGAAAGTCCTGTAATTGTAATACTGTCAGAACTACTGACGTTTACATTTCGTAGGGAACCAGCTACGGAATTCATGTACACCCAAACAGATGTTCCGCTTGCATAGGTTGCATTTGTTACGTTTACTTGCAAAACACCGTTCAGCCAAACTTTAATTGATGTTCCTACCGCAAGTATTTTGACGCGATTGTAAACGTTAAGAGTCGGCCCAGTTCCTGTACCAATCTCGATGACGTTATACGCAGCATCATAAAGTACGACTGTTGCGTTATCTCGGACCGCAACCGCGTATCCATTGGCCCCAGTCATACGGAACTGAAAGCCCATACTATTACCAGATGCAGCGGTAAACTTTACATCGGCTTCAATACATACGTCCGTGTGCGAGACTGTTTTCTTCAGTGTCTTAAATGAACCTCCGCTAAGTGTGTATTCACCCGCACTGTATCGCAATGTTGCAGGCACGATTCGCCTACCGATATGCCATCCAGGTGATGCGCTGATTGCGTCCGTATCGTACATAGCAAGAATATCATTGGACGCTTCATTATAGATAAGCTCATTACTCGGCCCACAAAGATGGCTCGACGTACCTATGTTCCGCGTTCCGTGGGTAGCCGAAACAAATGCAAAGATTTCTATCGACGCACCAGTCCAGTTAGTTGGGTCACTTGTACCGACAATCACCGCACTGGAGTCCGTAAAATCACCATTGACTAAATTGACAAGCATCACAAACTTGCCTAACCCTGGATGAAAAAAGCAACGCGGATTTTCTGGCTGGCGGCTAGCTGGGAAATTAGTCGAATCAAATAAAGCAGTAGCACCCAACTGAGTAAACGGACCACTAGCAGAACTGCCGGACATTATCCCTATTGTCCAGCCTGCTGCATACGACTGGGCAAAATGATAGTAAGTGCCTGAATGCAAAAGTGTTGCGCCCGGCAGTAGGCTAGTTTCTGCCCATCCTGTACCCGCTGGCTGATTGCGAACCGCCGACCAATTACCATACTTGCCTGCTGAAAGAACTTGCAACTCCGTCGCCGACCATATATCCCATGAGTAAGGAGGAAAGCCCCCTGTCGTGTCGGTCAAAACCCGATGGAAATGATAGTCTGACCCCCACTTATTGAGCGATCCAGGGCACGCACAACCAGCCCACGATCCGCCTGCAATCTTCGCGTTTGCCTCGGATGTTTGCCCCATCTCAATCCATGTTCGCCCCATATCTGTTGAGCGAGTTATGTAGTTTAGGGATGGTGCAGTAGCCGGATAATCATTCGTCAAGCAGTAAAGGTCATTGCCATCCTTCAGTATCGTTGGATTTCTTCGCCCAAAGTCATATCTTGCGTCACCTACCGTCCTGTCGATCATGCCCTCCGAAAGGAAAGCATCCCTTGTAACTGCTGCCCAAGGAGCCTCTACATTATCCCAGTCGGCTAACGAAGTCATTGAAGGTCGAAAAAGCAGTCCGTTGGATTGGAGTGTAAATACTGCCGGTGCAACACCACCGATCGAACCAACGAGCGTTCGCGGAAAAGTCTTATCGAATGCGCGGTTGAACGGGTGAATCATAGCCTCATGGAACATTGCATTACCTGCTATTTTGCCGCATTGTCGGGACCGCTAAACTTTTCCAGCATCCAACTAATCCCGCGAGTCAAAATCTGATCTTGAATATCTCGCGAGCAATAACCCACTAGGGTCGCAATCGCCAGCCAATAAGCGCCGCTGCCAATAGCAGGATCGGGATTGCGACCGATCCAAATAGCGACAGCTCCAAAAGAGAGAAACCCCGAACTAAGGCACCTACCAAAAACAGTGCGAACGTCAGCATGCTCATTGTCGCGCCAGATACGCGCGAGGCAAGCAAATCCCGACGCGATGAACATCGCGACGTAGAACACGATTTCCGTTTTTGTAAACTCCACATCATTAACCTTCTCCCTAGAGTTTTAAGAGCCACCAAATTGAATCTAGTGCGCGTCGTGCTTTTGCTTCTGTTGCTCCGCTCGAGCGCATTCAATCGCCAGCCAACTAAACATCACGACCAAGATCAAGCCTTGAAGGAAGCCCAGGTAGTGAGCGGTTTGATTCGTGGGATAGTCCGGTGCGAGTGCCATTACTGAACCAAGCCCTTACTGAACCAAGCCCTTTTGAATCGCAGTGATTGCGAGCGCGTACGCGGCCACGTCGCCGGCTTGTACGAGTTGCGAGAGTTTAGCGTCAATTGGCTTTAGGAAGCCGGAGGTCCAATCCTTCTGGAGCGATGCACCTTCGCGCGAGTTGAGCGCGATGAAGCGCGACATCGTGACAATCTCACGCGACTGAGCATAGTCTTTGCCGGCCGCTGCATTGAGAGCATGTTCGTAGGCTTTCGCGAGTGATGCTCGCGTTGGCGGATCGTTCAGTTTGTCGGCCAGTTCATCCGCCGAGTTTCTCAACGCAACAAAATCGCCGACTGGCGGCTTTGGATCTTCGGGTTTTTCGGGCGTGCCGGGCTCATCGGGTTTTGTTGGCGTGCCGATAACGACTTCGACGGGCGTGAATCGTGGTCCGCGCTCTGGGTCGAATTCGATGATTTGCACGCGATACTTGCCCGGCTTCGCAAACATGATCCAGCGTTTTGCGTCAGCCTGCGATTGAGAAATCTCCACGCCGCTTGCATCGATATACGGAGTTGCCCACTTCGATTCGGAAGCTATCGTCAAGAACGCTCCGCTACGATCAGCGATTCGATCAGTGACTATGACCGCCACGGAATCAACCAGGGGCTCAACTCTCGCAGACTTCGCGATGATCGCGGAGAACGGTTCGACATCAACCTTCACTTGCGCGAAAGCAGACGAGCACAGCAGCAGCAGAATCAGGATTGGCTTAAACATTTTGTGTTGTGCGCTCCAGAAGATAATCAGCAACCTTGTTCACGTCGACCAGGCCGTTGCCATATCTCGGATCCCAGCCAGGCGCACCGAGATCGACGGTCAGCTTCTCGGTAACGAACCAGTCGGACCATTCTTCAGGCCCTTTCAAGTCGGGCAATCCGATGCCACGGCGATAGCCGATCAGCAACGCGTAAAGGCCAGCTTGCCACGGAGTCGCCATCGACGTACCGCTCATCGTGACCCAACCGGCACCAGGTCGACAACTGATGATTCCAGCGCCGGGAGCGGCGAAGCGAGCTTGAGGCCCACCACTGGAGAAACCCGCGATCGTACGCCAATCGGATCCGATAGCCGCGATGCCGTGATTGCGAGTCGAGTAAGAACCAGGTCGCCCGATGGTGGAACGACCGTTGTAGCCAGCGTTGCCTAATGCTGCTACGCAAATTGATGCACCGGCTGCGTAGGCTTGATCGTAGGCCGCAAGGTCTGCCGCGAGTGGTGGTCCGCCGCCGTCTCCGAGTGATTCGCTGATCACATCCGCGCCTTGCTGCGCTGCCCACACTCGTCCTGCATTGATCCCAGTCGTTGAACCACTGCCGGAGTCGCCGAGCACTTTCGCGGTTACAAGACTCGCCTTTGGAGCGACACTGATGACGATTCCTTGGCAATGCGTTCCGTGCCCATGTGTGTCGCGCAGTCCATAGCGTGAGTTGGTGAAGTCTTTGCCGGCCAGTTGCTTTGGCAGGAACGGGTGATCGGCTTGACCGGCCGTATCGTTGACTGCAACGATGACGTTGGCTCCGTCGACCTTGCGATTGTGCAGCTCGCGCAGCTTCGCGGTAATGTGCCAGGCACCCTTCGGCAACTCGTCCGACAGTGGGAAGACTTGCGATTCGTCAATGAATAAATCCGGTGGCAAATGGAATCTATTTTCGTCGTCCATTATCTGATTGCTCC